GATCGCTACCTGTACTTGTAGGTTTGATACTACGTTTACAGACATATACGCCGTAGGTGACTGGTAAACCGTAAAGGCCTCAGGTGCAAGGATTACGGCAGAGTCGTCGATAGTTGTAGTAGCTGTGAAGTTCTTATCTACATACAGATCGAGTCCTAGTACGTTTCCGCGAATAGATCCCGGCTGCACTAAACCGCCTGCGTTCATTGGCTGAGATGCTGAGTAAATTGGTCGCCCTGTTGTATCAGTAGCACCCATTAGTAGTTGCCATTGTGAACCGTTAGCGATGTAGTTATTAGCAAAGTAACCTGTAGCTTCGTAAACCTTACGAGCTGAGTCTGAGGCAAACTCGATAATACCTGCTGAGTCTGCATCGCATCCTGAGCTGTACTGACCAGCTGCGATAAGAGCTGCTAGTACTGTTGTATCTAGCGTCTTTAGGTAAGCGTTCTGTAGTTGATTTGTAAGCTCTGCATAGAAGTTTGGATCTGAGCGCTCTAGTAGTTCTACGCTGATCGTATTCATACCTGCGTACTTATTGACTGTACCTGTTAGATAGGCTGTTTCCATACCTGTATTAGCAACAGCTCCGGCTTCTGCCTCGACTGTTACAACAGGTGCTACGCCTGTACCGCCACCGGCTGAGGTAACAAGTGATGGGACATTTATGGTCATGCCATTTGTAGGCAGGACTCCACGGCTGCAAGCATCAATGGCCGGGGTACCAAAACGAGTATTCGTTGGAAATTCTGCTAGGTACTGAGTAGGTGAAAATGCAGGGTTTGTAGCAAAGCTATCATCGGCAGCTGTTACATATAGCTTTGAGTCCTCGTTGCCAAGAGCTGCTTTAATCTTGTGCTCTGTATATGCACCCATTGAAGTAATTGGTGTACGGACTCGCTGTGAGTCAAGGACAGATGGACGGATAATCTTTCGAGCGGCTTGGACTGTTTCAGCCTCGGCCGGTACATCTACCGGAGTTTCTTCCGGTGTATTTTCTGGGGCTGTAGTCACAGCTTCCTCGCTTTCGGTTTCTGTTTCTGTTTCAACCTCTACGATGGTCGTAGAGATAGTTGTAGTTTTTTCTTTTGTACTTGTAGCTGCCTCAAGCGCTGCTCGAGCGGCTGCAATATCAGTTACGGATGCGCTTGAAAAGGCCGCACTCTCTACGAGGCTTACCTCTTTGAGGACCGCCGCCGTTACTAACAGGTAGTCACCCATTGGCTTAGAGGCCGTTACATCGACCCCTACGGATAAGCCGCTTACTAGGTTTTCCTGAGCTAATACGAGCGCATCTTGTCCTCGAGTGCTGCTCGATAACTTAAAGGATCCGTACACGCCCTCTGTTGAGTCACTAAAAGAGATTGCGCGACCTACAGGTTTATCCTGTTGGTGCTGCATAAGTAATTTAATTTGTGAAGCCTCGGCGTAAGTGATTGAGCCGCGCTCAAACATAACTGGGCCAGCACTTGTAAAACCAATTTCGCCATATGGTGCGACCAGTCCGGACACGATCCGGCGCTCTGTATCGGCGGCTTGGATCTCTTGACTAAACGTTAATAGCACTTGTATCTCCTAGCGGTGTTAGTTGCTCCATTTGTCGGGCTTGATTTACATCTATTAAATCTAGGTTTAACATCTTTTCGATAATATCTAAACGCTCTCGTGCATCTGCACGTAAAAAAGAGTCATCTACAGCGAAGCGCACTTGATTAGCTGAGTTAGTTATATCGTTCATAGATAAACGATCCTCAATAGCACAGATGTACGGCTGTAGTGAGTACGCTACAAATTCTTTACGACCATCGATAATATTTTGGTAGGTCATGCTGTTATTCATATCGGCAGAGATGTAATACGCCGGTACGTTCATGGCTCGAGCGATCTCTGTAGCTAAATATTGAGATGCCTCGTTGTACATCATGTCTTTAGGACTAAAGCCAATATTTTCTACGCTAAGAGTGCTAGTTAAATAAGCCGTACTACGTGATTGGCGTGATGCTTTCCATGATGCTAGTAAACCTTGTACCTGAGCTTCGGGTAAATCTGCGCCGTTATTTTTTAATACTGTTGTAGCCATTGGTGTATTAGCACTAACAGCGGAGGCCTTTTGTATGTCGTATGCAGCTTTAATAGTTGTGCCAGCTGTATCCAATACGCCTGGAGTTAAACCTTGGAAAGTTACAAGAGATCCGATGCCGCCCATAGGTACTTTAATACCATCGACAAAGTAATCCTCTATCTCTGTACCGTATTTATTCGTAGTGTATGTGACGCGATTATTAGCAACCCACTCAAATCCGCTAGGGCGCCCATCATCTGCATACAAAGATGTAACGCGCCAATATGCGGTGCCGTAAAATATCAAACTGTCTACGGTTGCAGAAATTGTAACGCTGCGCGGCTGACGTAGATCAGGTTGCTCTAACCAAATAGGAGAGCCTAATTTTTCTCCTGTTGATTTTTTATAAAGTGCAAGATCAATACCGGAGATAACTCCTGCGATTAAATTACGACAACGTGCTACAGATGCAACCTGTAATGCAAAATTACGATCTATACCGCTTGTGTTATAACCGTAAGTAGATCCTGTATTAAAAGATCCGTAACCGTACTGTGTACTCATTACGGCAGGTGCGTACTGGGCCTCAATAGTCGGCTTGTCAGCTGACTTAAAACCTAGAGTCTGTAGTAATCCCATGGAGGTGATTTTCTCCAAAAGTCAAGCACAAAATCAGAAAACTCTCGGCGTGTCTCTACACGTAAACTTGAGCCTGACTTATTGGCTGAGCTAGTACGTGGACGATGAAACTTAAATTGATGGCGATATCTACGGGCCCCGCCGATTTACGACGGACGATACGCCACGAAGCATCTGACTCTTTTGCGGCGCAGTTAGCCATGTGCGCGACTAGCTCATCTTGTCCACTATGTACAAGGCGTTTATTAGCAAGCGCTTCATAGAGATCGCCTGAGGCTTGATACCCCTTTTGCCCTGAGATGTCGGTGATCTGTATGCCGTTTACCTCAAGGCGCTTAGCGATTGAGGCTGTCGTGTACTTGTCGTAACAGACCATGCGCGGATAGTAAACCTTTGCCCACTTGGCGATTGCATTAGCTACAAAGAGCTCGTCTATAGATACATCACTATGAAAGATCTCCAGTACAGCTACGCCTATACGTCCATCCTCGAGAATTTGGCCCATACATAATGAGCCGTCTCTACGACTTGGGCTTACGTCAAAGGCAAAGATAGTAAGGGGTCCTACTGACATTTTTAAGTCTTTATCGGCTGCATCCTCGACTGACATATGCGGCCATGGGCTTTGAGTGCTCGAGATCCATTGACATAACAGCTCTGTCTTAGTCGTCTCGATAGGCTGTGTAGCTACGGCCTCCTCGAGAGCCTCCTCAGTTACCGTATAGCCAAGGGCCGGGTTAGCCATGGCCCACGCATCTCGATCTGTAATCTTTGCGAATTGAGGAGCTGAATACTCGTAAAAGCCAAAAGTTTTAGGTGGAAAACTCATAGCCCTCTCGCGTAGATCGTTCAGGACTGTACTAAACGAGTCCCCGGCGTTGGATGTTAAAAGTGTCTGAGCATTGGGCTTAGCGCGAGTAGTAGGTGTTGCAGCTCTAAAGCCCTCCTCTGATATCTCTCGGATTTCATCTATGTACAAGAGTGAGGCTGTACGGCCACGGCTACCGTCACGAGTAGCGGCTACAACATCGAGGCGGTTGCCGTTTTTTAGCTCTATGGACTCGGTGCCATTGGCATACCGTATCTGTTTAACCTGTTTACGCATGCCGTCATTATTCTCGATCGCATAGGCGACCTGTCTAAAAGTGTCTAAAGCCATGGATCTATTAGAGCTCATAATGAGCACGTTAGGGGAGTCAAACAAAAACATATGCCCAAGCATGACCATGCGCGCTAGGTGAGTCTTACCTTGTTGGCGGCTGCACAAAATTAGATTTGTCTTACGCACGAACATGTCTTGCTCGTCCACGGTACACATATCGTTAATTACAAATTCTTGCCACGGTAAAAGCGGCATCCCGATACTGTCTGCAAGCTGCGAAATTTCAATACCCCGAGATTTACCCTTGAGATAGGGACTATGTAGACGAGGCTCAGTAGCCCCCATACGAGGCGCTTTAGTCTGGGTCATACTCCTACTAATCCTGTTCAATTTGGCCCACGCATGGACCGGCTGGGACCGTGCTAGTGGTCATCGGGGAGGTATGGACTGGAAAGGCAGGGGGGGTAGCCGTCTGAGCTAAAAAAACGCCTTGTGAGCGTGATCCCTTAGAGCTGTTGCAACGCTTACAACAGGCCACCATGTTCTCTAATGAAATTGGATCGCCTCCATGCTTGAGACTAACGATGTGATCTACAGTCGTAGCATCCTGCCCGCAGTACGCACAAACATAGCCATCTCTTGCAAGGACTATCAAGCGCTGTGCTTTGTACTTACGGCTAAGCCTTGGATCATGTCTACCCTGAACCATTAGTACCATCCCTTACGCATATGAAATGCAAGGGCATTACATGAAGTCTTATGACGATGGACTATGTACTTATAACCAAGATCCATCTGTACATATGGGTTAGTTTCTTTAAGCTTTAAGAGTTGAGGTATACCAAATGCAGAGGACTTAGGGTTCTTGGCATAGGGATCCCATAACCTGTTTTCTTTAGTCCATAGTTTATTTATACATACAAACTCTTTATAATTCATTACTTTTAGATGTATATATATTTTATATTTATCTATTTGATTTATCTCAACTGCGTTAGCAGGAGTATTTAATGAAGTACACAAGGGTAGCATGGCTATGCAAATCCATTTGATAATACGCGG